CATCAAACATAGTACGTGAATTGACAGTTTTCTTTCCAGTAGCGCCTTTGGTACCAACGAATCGTTGCCAGAATTTATCATGATAGTCAATGAAAGCAAGCGCATCTTCTAAGTTGTCAATGGAAAATATAGCATCCACTAGATCCCTAAAATATAGCTGTTCAAACTTTTCTTCCACCAGCATAGTGGGGCAGATTCCAGCATCATACTCACGATTGGAACGCTGTACAGATTCGATATGAGTCCAGACATTATGACCCATTAGCAATGCATAGCTAAACGAGTCCCAACTAGTTCTACCTATCTTGCCTATTTTATTTAGAGCCGGTACCACTGTGTAATGTGCTGGATTAGCTGGATCGAAAGTTTCTGTCCCTAGTTCAGCCGGAGTTTTAGGAACTCCATCTTTGTAGTAACAGATATCTTTAACCAGGAAGTTTGCACTCATTGGGCTCTCATCAAAGTGCTTAATTAAGCCATCTTGCATTACAGCATCACGGTACGTGCGTGTATCAGTTGCATACTTCTTATCATCAACAATGGGACTCATGCGGTAGCACCACTTCTTCCTGTCCTGAATATCAATTTGATGATATACTTGTCCATTGGCAGTAGCCAGGAACGGACTAGCACAGTCAAAGCTAACAGTAAAGTTTGGATTGTGATATTTACGTACAGCACGTTGGATGTCAGTCAACATCAATGCCCACTCAAGTCTACCAATACCCAGGAAGTGCATCCAGTCATGTAGCCCTTCTTCAAGCAATCCTTCAAACCTAAGTGTCACTATACGTTTTAATACCAGTTCAATATCAGACGTGTGTTGTCCACCCAACGCCCAGCCATTAAAATGTTTGCCGGGATATTGTTTCGGATCACAATACTTCTTCATGGTGTTATACCACTTGTGTGCATCTGTTTGATTACCGCCCTGCAACACATTTAAGAATTTGCATTTACCAGAACGATTGGCAATAAAATATTCATTATTAATATACGTAGCATCAACTGCATCTTGATATGTATTGATTCCAGTGACCTTGCGGCTCTGTGGGAAATTAGTAATCCATGTAGGAACGTCCAACACCATACCGTAGTCCATGTATGCGTCCATCCAGGCCAGCACTTGCTCACGTTTCTGTTTTGCTTTGGGACATGCAGGATTTTTCCAGTCACCTTCCCATCGACCTTTGCCGATCTGGAACCCGCCTGAATCACCCAACAGAAATGTATTGGGATCACGATTACGCACCATGTCCTCGGCCCAGTCTTGTTTGTTGATATCTAAATTGGCATGTCCTGCAGAGTATAGACTCCATTTATATGGGAACAATGCCTTTTGGTCATTGAGCCAATTAAGCATTTCCATATCCTGTATATTGGCGGGCATACGTGCAGGTTCAACATGTACACCACCACGTTGTTTACCTATATAGCTGGAATAAAAACCCGACAATGCGGGAAGGAAAATCGCATAGTCTAGTTGTTTAGCGGTAAGGTTATCTTGAGTCATTGATTACTTTGTCTGCGCTGGAATAATGAATGTGTAGATGGCCAAGCCGGAGTTAACAATGATTTGTGTAGCGCCACCATCACTGATGCGCATAATTTTGTCACCGGCTAAATCCAAGATACCGATAACTGTCTTTACGGGCCATTGCCATGCACGTTTGATATCACCACCTACATCAGGTTGGAATACAAAGTTGCCAGCGTGTGAGCTATGGTCACCAAAGTAAAACTTCAGATCCCCATCTTCAACCTTAGCTTGGAATGTATTTTCTTCTTCGTTAGCTGACGCTTGCATCTTTAAACGCAGAATAGCAGCGGCACTAGGTTCAAACTCAACGTTCCAGGTAACATCTTTGAACTTGGGAGGCTTGATCTTTTCATTAGCCAGGGCTTCTGCCATAAAACGATAGCTGTTTTTAAAGTCACCGTTGGTGTTTACAAAAGTCAGTTGATCCGGGGCTCCGGTATCTTTGCGGCTCATAGTTAACTTAGCACCTTCTTGGTATTCTTTTAAGTTTAATAGAATACTAAGTTTCTTCAAATTGGGCATACCAAATGTACCCATGAAGTCTGCCACGGGATTAATAAACATACCATCAATTACCACCGAACGATCGTCGGCAATAGCGTTGAAATTTGTTTCTGTGTCTGTACCTGAAATTCTTAGCTGGTCGATGCCGCCCAATGCATGAATGTGACTGATTAAATCTAATAGATGATCTCGCATTTTATTTCCTTTTATAATAAATGTAGTATAACAGATTGTATTTAGACCTTGCAACTATTTTGATATTATTTTTGCCAAAGTCTGTCCGCCTCGCAGCGATGATAATATACCGGGTTTGCGTAATTCAAGCCAGGTCTGTGGGCCTTCATCATGCCAGCAGTAGTCTATGGTATACCCCATGGATTTTGCCAATTCAAAAACTAAACTACCGGGTGTATAACTGCCGTCCTTTTTTTCTTCCACTAATTTTACTGCTTGCCAACGATCGCAGTCATTGAACGTCATCATAAATACTCCACCTGGCCTTAATTTGGTATAAATTTCCAACAGGTATTTCTTTATCACTTCCAGTGGTCTAAAGTTAAAAAAGTGACACCCTATAATTACACCAAACTGGTCGTTGGGCAATCGGTCCAATAGCGGATCGTCTGTGTGTTCTTTAATAATATATGGACGCAGTCTTCTCTGATATTGCGGGTTAAATTTAGTTAGTACTGGTTCTAAAAATTGGTGACCAACCTCAACAAGATATACGGGATCGTACCCCACCATCTCATTAATGAAATCGGCAAACCCCGGGCGGAAAATCATAGCGGGATAATGCCAGTCCACGTTTTTCTTGACTCTTGAATAAAACAGTTCAAGATTAATATCGGGTTGCCAACGCCTACCTAGAATGTGGTGTGCATCATATATACTTTCATCATGGTATGCGCTATAGCTTTGTTGAAATAGTACTCGTTCTGCCTGTTCGATTTCGTTCTTTAAGTTGCGTTTAATCTCAGCTAATTCCCTATCAAAAGAATTAAATGCTTCCGTAATAGCAACGTGCTTGTTTAAAATCTTATCGGCGTTAGCAGATGCATATGTAGTCATTACATGGGAAAATTCTTGTAACGCTACGTCAGCCTTCTCAAGGATAGGAGGAACCGACAGCTTATCCAGTTGATTTTTAAAATGTACTAATTCTGTAACTGTCATCTAGAACTCAAATAGTGATTGAAAAGTATTTTCTGTGTTAGTGGCACTGGCTAGATCCCAGTTTAATACACTTAGCAGGTTATCGATCTTTTGGTCTACAATTGTGGCTTCCATTAAACTGTGGTCAAATGGCAATTCCTTGAACCATTCAGGCAAACGTTGTTCATCTGTAGGATAGCCAATACTAGTCCAACCTAGCGGATTAGACTTTAGTTTGCACACCACAGTTTTCATACCATCAACAATCTGCATACTGTATTTGTCACTATTCATTCTACGCAGATTATTCCAATTTAAAGCTGCACGTACATGCCCCGGTAAGTTAGCCTTACCCGCAGCTTCTTCTTTCTTGGTGTATGTAGTTAAATTGTTAACACGTTTAGGAGTGCCTTTTTCCCACGCTGGTCTATCTTTAAACGCATACTTAAATTCACGTATTCGTTCAATAATATCATCACGTGATGTACCCGTCAAGACCTTTTCCAGAATCTCATACAAGAACTCCTGCACCACTTTGGGAGTATCTGATCTCTTTAGATCCAAGCCCATGGCCTTGATCTTACCAGGATTACCATCGGTATCCAATCGTTTACCTTCAAGGTCATAGATCAACACAGCATAGCGTTTCTTGGTAATAAACAAACTGTTGGATGCCACCAGCTCGCGCCCTGCTTTGATCAGTTCGCCCATCTCCCGTGGGCAGTGGAATGCCTGTTCCATGAATGCTGGAAATGATTCATTAACTTGATCAGCAATATTGTCATATAACTGTATGCACATGTCTTTGTTCCAGGTCATTACACCCTTAGCTACATCATCTTTAATCGCAGGCCAGGCAGTAAAATAGCATGAGTCCGTGTCACCATATACAATAGCTTCACCTACGTGATCCTTTACACCCATGATGCATTCATTGATATGACCGGCCATATGGCGTGCAATACTACGACCAGTCAGCGTAGTTGACTGCCCAATACGCTTGTCGAAGAAACGACAATGTTGATTAAGAATAGCACCGTACAAGCTGTTTAGGTTAATCTTCTTAACCAACTGACGCTTATCCCAAAATGCTATTTCTTTTGGATCGGTAGCTGCTTTCTTCTTGGCCTGTAGTTCTTTACGTTCAGCATACCACCGCTCCAGCAGTCCCGGGACAACACCCTTGCGCTCATAAGTGACAATGGTACCATTAGCAGTTAGTATCCAGGGTTGGTTACTGTTAAACACCATGTTCCAGATCTCAGCAGCCGAGTGTACGGACTTCTCACCATTCTGCCAGTCTACAGTGATCTCAGTACCGCGTTGCTGTTCCATCACCGCAGTATATTCTAATGATGCGAATATGCCTTCCCAAGCGGCTGTTGCAGATTTTCCCTGACTGATGAGATCGTCAAGATATCTATCAGTCATTACTGGGCGCAATTGTCCGATTACTGTTTCCATTCCCATATTCAGCGCACGAATAGCTGATGGATACAGACTGTTAATATCCACAGCACCAATCCATGCATGTATACCTTTCTTAGGATACGCCACATAAGCACCAGCCGCCGCGGCAGTATCCTCATCGTGTAATCGTTGTTTCTTATTGGGAACGACCAATCCACGCTCATGCGCTTCATTGATAATAGCCTGCTCCGTCACCGCCACCGCACTCATGGTCTTCTGTAGAGTTACTGTGTTGGCATGTGCCAGTTCATTGGCTAATTCTAAGAAGCGTAACTTGGTGTCGAGTTTATTCAGGATCATTGTATCCTGTCTGTTATACTCAATAAACTTTTTAAAGTTTTGATTATACAGTTGATCCAGTGTTCCTTCGTATTGTGTTTTGTGTTCGTTTAACTCGTACTCAGCAATAGCATCCAGACTATAACTATGTCGTTCCTCATAGGTATATTGTATATACAACTGCATATAATCCAGATGTACCCGCCCAATTAAATCATATGTTGTGCTGGTATTACCATATCTTTCATAGTCGCGTGATTTAGGATATTGTCCCCATAGGCAAAATCTACGAGTGTCGTCCTTGCTCAGTACACGAGTAATACGATTTACCGTATAGGGAATATCATAACCCTCACTATTCCAACCTGACAGTACATCTGCATCTTCAATTAGATCCAGGAAAGTTTTTAGCATCTCCTCCTCACTATCAAATACAATAGTGTTTTGAAATTCCGATGCTATCTCCTGCGCTGTCTCCATGCTCATGTGTTTAGGGGGAATAACCAGGGTGACCAGTTGATCTATCCATTGCAGATAGACCGATATTGCTGTAATAGCATTAAATGGATCTGAGGTAGGACTGTATCCCCGTTCTTTATGGAAGTCTACCTCAATATCGAAAAACGCTGCGTGTAGTGTTGGCGCATCTTTGTCTTTATAGTTTTCTTCCAGACAACGGAACACGGGATTAATATCGGATTCGTAAAGTTGCCGACCTTTTTGCACCGCTACTTCCCTACGAAACTCTTTTAAGTTTCGGCTGGAGAAACGAGCCACGGAAGTTCCATAGATTGACTGGAACTTACCACGCGGATCATCATAATAAAATATGTGATTAGCTGGATATTCTTTGTATACTCTTTTACCATCAACACGTTCTACAATATGTATGCGATCCGAATCGCGGGAATATAATGCGTCTACATAACTCACTTAAAGAGTTTTCCCGACCTGTGTAAGGATAGTTTCCAACAATTCATGATCCTGCTGCTCGCGGCCAAATTCAGATTTGTGTGCTAAACGAATTGCCTTTTTAAGGATATTTGGTTTAATTTCTAATTCTTCTGCTACGGCTTTAATGGTGTCATTCAATCCACCAGTAAGAGTTTCGATTTCTTGCATAACTGCCATTCCCTCGTTAATCATTGATTCGAGTTTTTTAGTGGCTTCGCCTGAAAAGATTCTGTCTGACATTTAATTCTCCTGTTATAATACAAGTATACAGGATAGATGATTGAAATCAAAGATATTTGGTATCCTTGACTTCCATTTAGGTTGGTGCGTAGGGATTACGTTTGTAATCGCTGTCGTCACCTTCCTGTTGTTCGGGATATACTGGATACATATTAAGGTTTTTATGGAGCATTGCCACCAACCGGATATATTGCACCCTCTGGAGCTTGCGTGAATCCTGTTTGCCCGGGTTTAACATGATCATTGGTCCAGGGACTTTCCATAATGGGACCATAGCATGATGCTAATGTTACCCCATTAACTTTAACTTCTTGTATCAAACAGGGAAAACTCCACATATTACTCATGCCAGAATCTTGCGTATCACCAATAGTAAAACTTCTGAATTCAGCTGGAGCGACATTCCATGTGGGTGCTTGGGGATACTCTGTTACTGCTGGAATACCAAATAGTGACCAGACTTTACCTGGTGCAATGTCACAAGAACCTTTCATTAGATCTAAATTGGCTATACTGGTACCGTTAAGTACAGGGCATACAGCCATACCTTCTCGAAAGGTTTTCCCATCAACTAACATAGTTTTGCCAGTTGGTGTGGTTGATGATGCTGCGCATAATGCGTATTCGCCCTGACAAATACCCAGTGTATGTGCCGATACTGCGACTGTAAATAGCGTTAATAATGATACTACAAGTTGCTTAAACTGCATTTGCTTTTCCTCTAGGTTTCCAATTGTAATCTACATTGATCACTGATATATTTTTATCAGCATAATACTTATTTACATCAAACTTGGGGTCTGTAATTTTCATACGTGTCTTGGTACCATCATCGAAATATACACGCCAAACAAAATACTGACCTGGCTTTAGGTCGGGAATATTATCGTCGGGTGTAGGCGGCATAGCAGGAGGTGTAGCAGGTGCTGCGGCTGGTGCTGCTGCGTTGGGATCTACACTTTCTTTAACTTTTTTTTTTACTTCTGCTAATAGCATATTGTATTCGTACTTGGCGGACTCATATACTGCTGGATTGCCAATAACGTTATAACCAGATGCCATGGCCCAGGCTAAAAAGTTAGTTGATTCTGAAAAATCAAAAGAACCTTTGTGCTTCATTTTACGGAAGTCACCTTTTTTAACATCCAGAGCTTTATTTGTATGAGCCCCTGTTCCTGGTCCAGCTGTCTGCGCACCCTTGGCCACAAGGTTTCTTGCTTGTGCGCTGACTAAATTATTACGGTTGGGATTTCCTTTAAATGGATCCGCCGGCTTCATGGTCAAATCTTCGGGTTTCTTTAAATTGGTCAGTGTATCAGAACGAACGTTCATGTTACCCAAAGCACTTTCATTTGTTTTTTTGTTGCTAATAGCTTTGATAACTTTGTTAATGCCATTACTGTCATTAGTGGCATATTCAGTCATACCAGCTTTTCTAGCTTCAAGTTGAAGCATTTTCCAAACAGTTTGTATATTTTTTGCATTGCGCATTACTGATAGCAACTGCTCTGCATTTTGAATTTTTCCAGACTGAATTTTTTGTACAATTTCGCTATGATTCATGTCGTTTTGGTCTTCTTCCATGGAGCCAAAGCCTTGCCCTGCACGTGGCGCACCTTTTTGTGTACCTTTATAGTATCCACCAAACTTGGGACCTGTTGCGTCATTGACCGCACGTTTCATACTCTTGGGTTTTGATCTATTTGCTCGTTCGTTGACCTTAGCCTGTAAACTTGCCCCTACCGACGTGGCCTGCTGTTCTGTGTCAAAATCTTGTTTCACAAGTGTGTACGCTTGCTGATATGTTGGAATTCCTGTATGCGGGGGATCGGTTTGGCCGTCGTTAGATAAGCCTGTATAGGCTATATTTGGACTATGGTATGTAATGGTAAAAGTGCCGTCTGCTGCTTGTGTAATCGAAGCAAATTTTTCATTAGGTGACTTAAATTCTTTTGCTGGAGCCACAGCTCCACTGTTCTTTTTCATATGCGCCTGCAGGGCTAAGTTAGCTGCTGCGGTGCCTGCCGTATATTTGCCGGCGCCCAAAGTCTTATCTATAAATGCTTGGCTAAGTCTGTCCTGTCGGCTAACACCCATTTTGGCTAAATCTTGACCTACTGTGCCATCCTGTGGATTTACTGCCGGTGGTGCTGCCTCTCGCATGTCCGGGCGATTCATTCGTTGTGCATCTGTTTCTGCGGGAGGAGCTGTTTTGGTAATCCCAGTAGGAGCATTACCCCATTCTGGTGGTGCTGTCTTGGTAATCCCGGTTGACTTATTACCCCATTCAGGTGGGGCTGTTTTCGTAATACCTGCAGGAGCCGGTGCCGCGGGTGCTGCTTTTTGCGGAGGATTATCCCATTCAGGTGGCGCTTGTTTTGTGTTCGGGGCAGGTGCTGCTTTTGTAGGAGGTGGCAAATTCTTTACCCATGTTGGTTCAGGACCAGGATCGTTAGGATCTGTTCCCTGCTGTATTAAACTTTTAATTTTAGCATCTGTGTATCTCTTGGCTTCGGCAGCATTGCCGGGAGAACCAGGTCTGTCCTGATCTTGTTTTCGATAGTTTCTATCATACCACATTTTGTATTGTGGATGATTGGCAATTTGATCCGGTGTCACTTGAACCTCAGGTGGCGCAGCGGGTGCTACTGGTGCCGGGGCAGGTGCTGCTGGTA